CATTGGAACCTCCAATGATGGGTATGCCGAACGGCGGGCTTGGATGATTATCGATTGGTCGGTTCGGGGGGCTCTCGCAGTTTACTGCGAGGCGCGAAATCTGAAAGATTTAGCGCGTGATGCGAGGGCGTTACCAGAGATCCGTGATTGGGATACCGCGAAGCAGGCTAGTAAGGTTCTGAACTCCGTCGGCAGCGCCCTCGCCCGCGCCTTCGCCATCACCCCCCGCGTCCGCGCCCTCGCCCGCGCCCTCACCCTCGACCTCGCCCTCGAGCGCGCCCTCGGTTCCCTCGATATCGAGCTTTTTAACGAATCAGGGTTCGCTTTGATGGATCGGTTGTTAACGATCAGCCTTGAGGTTCCGCAACTCCAGGGCGGAACAGAAATAGCGAATGTCGAAAGCAAGGAATTAGAACATGCCCGATAAAACCCTTCCCTAGGAGAACTAATGGCAAAAACGAAGAGCATCGATAACATCACTTTAAGTGCTGGCTCTCATCCAACCCGTTCACACGGCGTCTGCTTCATGGAGGCTGTGGCCTGGATTGTGAAAGAGAAGCATTCGGATCATCCCGCCTGCGTCTGCCCCGTCTTCGGCGAATTCGCCCGCACGTGGAACGACCGATTGGGCAATGCGGACAGACAAAAGATGAAACCCTACTTGGTTATGTCCATTGGAACCTCCAATGATGGGTATGCCGAACGGCGGGCTTGGATGATTATCGATTGGTCGGTTCGGGGGGCTCTCGCAGTTTACTGCGAGGCGCGAAATCTGAAAGATTTAGCGCGTGATGCGAGGGCGTTGCCAGAGATCCGTGATTGGGATACCGCGAAGCAGGCTAGTAAGGTTCTGAACTCCTTCGGCCGCGCCCTCGCCCGCGCCTTCGCCATCACCCCCCGCGGCAGTGTCCGCGTCCGCGCCCTCGCCCGCGCCCTCGCCCGGGCCCTCGCCCTGGACCTCACCCTCGACCTCGCCCTCCCCATCAACCTCGCCCTCGAGCGCGCCCTCGCCCGCGCCCTCGCCCTCCAGGTCCTCGACCTCTGCGCCCTCGGTTCTCTCGATATCGAGCTTTTTAACGAATCAGGGTTCGCTTTGATGGATCGGTTGTTAACGATCAGCCTTGAGGTTCCGCAACTCCAGGGCGGAACAGAAATAGCGAATGTCGAAAGCAAGGAATTAGAACATGCCCGATAAAACCCTTCCCTTAGGAGTCTCCATTGTAGACGCCAGTGAAGTGCAACTGATGAAGGTGCGGGTTGAATCGTACTCGACGAAGGAACAGGCCGAAGCGATCATCGAAGCCAATAAAAGGTTCTATCAGGGCGAGCTGCGGACCATTGCTCCAGACGCGTTTGAAATCTGGAAGCCGTTGGCCAAGATGCAAGTCGCTCAACTGGACGCCGCTAAAAGAGGAGACTTGATCCGGTTCCTCATCAAAGGACCCGCCGAAACTGAATTCATCACCGCGGTCATCGCCGAGAAAACGCCCAACAGTCTCTTACGTTCAAAAGTCTATTCCATGCCATCGAAAACCTTCCACGGCGTTGAATACAGCGATGAATTGACGGTCTCGATCAATAAAGTCGTCACCCACGAACCCACGTCCGCGAATGTGCTGAAGGACATGGAGCCATTTTTGACCGGCACTCAACCAGAAGCGGTGCCGATCAATGCCGAAGACGCCCAGGTACGCGCCGCCACACAGAAGTTACCGCCTCTCACGCCGCAAGCCGGGAAACGATATTGGACACGAAACGGGCTGGTCGTTAATGTGTGGACGTTTCAGACCTACGGGACGACGGCCTGCGCATACTGCAAGCGGCAACTTCTGGGCTCCAATATCCAGACCGAGCAATGCCCCGCGAACCAAGGCCAGTACCACACGTGGCAGAATCAGCAACGCTCTGTCTGGATCGGCGGATCGCAAGACGGCGGGTCGCTTGAGTGGAACCCAGACGGATCGCACGCAGGCGGAATCAAGGATTTTGATATTGTGAAGGACCCGAAAGCGAATGAGGTACTCGCGTGATTTGGGCGTTGGGCGCGGCGTGCGTCGGACTTATTGCCGGATGGTTGGTTCGTGGAGTCTGGGAAATAACGAAAGACGCGAACACGCAAGCGGAAAGGGAACGTCGAATCGTACTCGACGCAGCCCGCGTTGCTGAGGCTCTCGCAACTAGCCATTCCCCAGAGTACGGGGCTCAACAGTTGTCCCCCAGCGCGGCAACTCCAGGGCCGCGCGAAACGCACGGATCCATCTTTGAAACCAAATCCGGTCACCCTGTCGAATCACCGCTGTATTGGGATCAGCGTCGCCTAGCACATAATCTCCCGGCCAAGATAGCCTATGAGGAACTGGAAGGGATGTTTCTCGATCAGTTTTTGCTGAGGTACTTCCCGGAGTTGATGGAGACGACCGGAGATTTGTTCGTCCGGTCGCCGTTGCCGAAGTCGAATCCATGGGACCTGTTTTGCCAAGCTTCGCCCTGGAAATGGACAAAATATATGCCGTTGTTGTTTGAGCAGATGACTGGATACTCACTGAATGAGATTCAGTTGAATAATGCGATTGCGGAATGGGCTAGACGGGTTTCGAAATCTCCGATTTTTGTAGCTCCAGGCATTTTTCGCTCTGTTCCCTCGACATGCCCGACATGCCACGGAAACCCGATGTTGCCGAACTGTCCGAAATGTGGCGAAACATATATCGACCATCCACATTTCAAAAGTTCCCAACGTGCTGACACCCTAGGTCAGCACGAAACGCAGAAAGCTCAGTAGCCATGGCAGATAATCTCTACGAGACCGGAGCCCCAAAGAGAATCATCGTGGAACACCGGCATACGCACGATGTATCGATTTCGGTGCGCCGACCTGAGGCATCCTGGTGTGATTTGAATCCGGCGAAGCAATGTATAAGTGGACCACATCCATTCCCAGAAGCGTGTGAGGTATGTCCGTACAAAGGCCAGACTTCTGGACCATCGCGCGTGACCATCACTCCCGAGTTTCAGCCGGTTGAGGAAAGAAAGCGACTCAAATAATGGCTTGGGCTGTCATGTGTTGCGGCTGCATGAAAATGATGGACAAAGACGGCAAAGCTTCGCTCCCGTTTGCCCGCGAAGGGATGATCGGGCCAGAAGCTCTAGCAAATCTGGCCCAGGCTGCCGATTACCCGGATAAAAAATCTGCCGACGAATCAGCCAACAGTCACAGATGGGTTGTGATTGACGGGAATCATCGTTGCCCCAAGTGCTCGACCATCCCGGAACCCGATCTACCGCGCCGGGGAGCATACATCGAAATCCCTGACCGCCCTGCAACTCCAGGGCAGGGCGAAGACGAACAAAAGTTTCAAACTGCGAAGATCAGTACTTGACACCCTAAACTGACCGTGGCAGAATTCACTCTGTACGCAGGCACTCCTAATTCACGCAATATATTTCGGGGTAAAGGACACGCTCAAATGAATCTAGCAACCGATGCGACGGCCACCGAGTACAGCGCGGCGTATCTAGCCGCCCAGCCTTCGGCAGTTCAGGCACTCATGGGACTACCAGGTGGGTCGAGGATGGAAAAAGCCATCGAACTGGCTAAGGCCGGATATCTGATCGACGGAACCATCATGGTCTGGGCTTGGGATGCGTACTGGACTATGAAGTCTCGCATTGGATTTGGCTACACTTGGGTGCCGAGTTATCTGATGCCGCCGATTCAAATAGCGCCCGGACTGAGTCAAGGAACTTCGGGTCCGCCGCCGTATGATGCCGCTGTAGTGCCGGCGGGAGCCTTGCTCGTCACACTCGACATGGATCTGTTACCAACCTTATTCCCTGCTCCGAAAGCCGTCTAGCCATGATGAAGCATATTTTCAAACACCTGAGCCTAGCGGTTGTCCTAGCCTTAGTGCTCGTCACGGCGTCTTGTTCAGACCCGACTCTGAGGCAGGTAGCCAAGTTCGAAGCCGATTTGAACGCCGCGACTTCGACGGCTTTTACGGTTGTCGTGGGGGCTTCGCAGACTAACCCTCCGCTGATTTCGCAAGCCGATTCAGTGGCCATCGTCCGCGTGCTGCTCCAGATCGAGCAGGGAGACCAAGCAGCTATTGCAGCTACACAGCAACTCTCGACGCTGTCGGCCACAGGACAGACGAGCCTTCTGGCGACGCTCGGCCCCATCGAAACCGCGGTTGACAATGCGGTCCAAAATGGGACGGTGAACATTAAAGACCCGGCCACTAAGACCAAAGTACAGACCGCGCTCCTCTCGATCCAAGCTCTTCTCAATTCCGGTGTGGCGCTGATTAAGGCGGCAAAAACAGCATGAACTGGTTAGCGCTTCTCAATCTGATTATTCCGGCCGCGACCAATTTAGTCGTTCTGATTAAGAACGAATCCGGCACGACGACCGCGATCTTGTCGAGCACCGCCACGGCCACCGCCGACGAAATCGCTCAGATGCAGGCTTTCTTGGTCGCTCATCAAGCGCAGATGCAGATGCCTGGGACAACGACAACAACCGTAAGCATGACGAAGTAAACTTCAAAGAAACGAGCAGCTAGGGGCGAATGCTTCGTGGGCGGCAAAGAGGGCAAACGCGTGGAGGTCGGTAGCCAACTTTACACCGATGACCACAAGCCAAAGGCCAAGCGAACCAAGACGCGGCGCAAAGCAAAGAAGACCAAGCGTGGCGCCGCGAAGGTCCTGGCCTCCGAGCGCCATACGAGTCTGGAGTTGGACAGCGAAGGGCGTATGCATTCTGCGGATAAGATTACTTTATGGAGCAAGGGAGGCAAGTTCGTAGTTCCCAACAGAATGCCCAAGGTCGCGCGACTCCAGCGGGGATATGGTTAGCAGCGCGGTACTGACGTTATCGCCAAGGGCACTACACAACTCCCGAAATCTTCAATGAGCGAAATCGAACCAGTTCCAAACGCGCTGCTCGGAATAGATGTATCGCACTACCAGGGCGTCGTGGATTGGGGGCAGGTTGCAGGAGCCGGAATAAAGTTTGCCTTCATCAAATCCACGGACGGGATTTCCGAAGATCCCAAAATGGGTGCCAACACGTTCGGATGTTCTGGCGCCGGGATTCCGTTCGGGTTATACCATTTCTGGCGTCCCCAGATCGACCCGGCAAAACAGGCGGAAGTGTTCAAACGCCGTGTCACCACATTTCCCATCGTCTCGCCGACCGCCGTACAATTGATACCTCCCGGACAGCAGTTCGCCTTCGCGCTCGATATCGAAACCGGCGCCCTGACGGAAGACAATCAGCAGCAAGCGCTCGATTTCATTGCGTTGGTTCAAAAAAGTATCGGCAAGACCATCCCATTCATCGTCTACGTCTCGCCTTCCTACGCTCACAGCAACCTCACCGATCCGGCTTGGCTTCAGTATCCACTGTGGGCAGCTCACTACACCGAATTGATGCAACCGAATACGGACAAGTGGCCTACGTGGATGTTCTGGCAGAGACAAGGAAATGGATCGGTTGCTGGTATTAGTACACTTGTGGACATCAATTGGTTTAATGGGAATTCTGACGATTTTGCGAAGCTGATCGCGTTGCCTACGTAGGTTTTGTTTTGGCGCTTGCCTCAGTTTCGAAAGATCAGCCTGACGGCGTGCGCGCGCCGGATATTTTTGATCTGTATGAATGTTTGTGACGGTTGGCCTGTTGTGCAGAAACACGGACGGCGCAGTGTTCGCGGGAGGAGATACCGCTACTAACTGCGCCGTGGATTAGCTGTCAATCGCGTTGCTTGAGCAGAGCACACGATAGACAGCGTAAGCAAGAAGTGGAGCAAGGCAGATAGCTAAGAGCATTGAACCTCGTGCATTATGGTGCGAGTATAGTTCGGTACCCTGTAGAATACAACCGACATTGGGATTTCGGCCCTGTCTTTCGAAGGAACTCGATGAAAAACACCATCTTTTTGCTACTTGCGGCTCTTCTCATCGCGGTCAGTGCGTCGGCCGTCACCGCCCTTCTGATTTCTCAGATCAAGAGCACTTCGACCACGACAGGAGCGATCGCCCTGACTCCGCCCGGTACTGCCGTCCCGGTTTGGGGCGTTCCGGGGGCCGGACTGTCGATATCACCCACTGGAGTAGTGAGCGCCGCGGGAGCCGTTGGGCCTACGGGACCGCAAGGGCAGACAGGAGCGACGGGAGCCATTGGACCGGCCGGCCCCGCTCTGAGCCTGCCAACGCCAGCAACAGGGGAAGTGATGGGAGGGACGGTAAACGGCACCAACGCGGTTTTCACGTTAGCTAACCCACCCGTAGCCGGATGGCCGATCTACATCTATCGAAATGGATTGCGGTTGAACCTGACGAACGGGGACTACACAATTTTAGGTCAGACGGTGACATTTGCAGCGGGGCAGGTTCCACAAACTGGGGATTCTAGTCCTCCAAATGCCGATTACTGGCACTAGATCGTTTTGCGCCGCCCTGGAGTTGCGGCGCGGTGAGTTTTAGGCATGGGAAAGTTATCGCCAAATCGCCTGTCGCGTGAAGATCGAAGACAACTGGATCAAACGAGCCTGAGACTACCGAATGGATCACTAGCGAGCTAGGTATGTTAAAAAATCCCGAAACCCCGCAAGAAAAGTCTGTTTTGAATCAGATCAACGATTTAGGCGAGAAATGTTCAGCGTTGTTCGATGGCGTTGCGCCGGTTGTGGTTTTCAACGTAACAGCCGCGCTCCTAGCCTGTGCCATGAAAGTAACTGGTCTGACGAAGCAGCATGCCTATGATTGCGTCGATACGCACTGGGATAGCGCCGAAGGCTTTCGGATACGACGGCCATGATCCGCGAACAGGACCGCATGGACGCCCTGGCCGTGCTGAACGCGATGAGCGACGTGGAATACTTGCCGATTGGTCAAATCGCCAGCCAAGCCAAGCTGACGCCAGCGCGAGTGCAGCGCGTTATCCGAGAATACCCAATCCCCAACGCGCCGCAATTCCAGGGCGGCGCAAAACGAAAAGCGCAATATGATCAAACGACTCATCCTCGCAATCACAGCTCTCTCATTCCATCAACTGCCTCAGCAAGCCCAATGGTCCGACTCAGCCATCTACCTCACTCGTGAAACATACCAGGCAGGAGTAGACCATACCCTGATAGCCACAAGCACAACCAATCCCGGTCTGAAATACACCGCAAGCCTGATGCCGCCGTTGTTGAACTACACGCCAGGCGCATCGTTCACAATGATTCCCGATGTTCCGACTCAGCCCAACGCAACAATCGATGCCGGGTTAGGCCCGGTGGTCATTCTCGGAACCTGTAACCGCATCTGCTGGCTGCTATACGCTCCCGCCACGTCGAACCTTCCGGCTGCCATGATGGTTCATTGAATTCGATCCTGGGATAAGAAGTGCCCCGGAAATGCCCACATTGCGGAAGCGACCGAACAAAGTGGATGGGGCGGCTTCCGAGCGGGATTCGTAGACGCCACTGCAACGCCTGTCATCGTTCGTACAGTCTCTCCACCCTCTATGGCCGAAATCCTCTGATCAGCGATCAGCAGGTTGATACCCTTCGCGAAACAGCCACGTCGGGATTAGGGTTGCTCGAATGCGCGCGCCGCGCCAAGGTTAGCGCGGTAACAGCGCGAAGATGGCTGCATCGCATGACGCCTAAAGGGTCAAAGTGCGGGTGTGGAAGACCGCGTTTTCATCGGGGGAGATGCCGATACTTGTCTGGACGCTGGAGAGCCGTTGTTCTGATCCCCAACGTCGCGCAACTCCAGGGCGCGACAAGACGCAAGAAGCCACTTAGCGGAGTACCATAAGAGCCACAGCGCCCGCCGCAAGACCTAATCCCACATAGAGCAAAGTAGAGTCACCCGACCCATCTGAAGGGCTAGGAGGAACGTCAGGAAACAGGCTTGAGAGATCAATCCCGGAAATAGGAACGGATGTCACAACGCTCGAATCGGCGAGTGACAAAGGATCATTGACCGAAAGCCCCGTAGCGGCCGCGATTGAGGCCGCGTAGGAAGCGGGATCGTTGGAATCCTGGGCCGGGGCGTACTTAGCCGCGAACTGTGCGATAGTCTCGCCGCGTGAGGCGTCGAGCGCTATTTGGTCGTTGAGCGCCTGTTGGCCCGCCGCGAGGGTAGTGAAGGAACAGAAGCCACCCACGGGAGTACAGCCTGGTTGGCCGGCAGGCCGGAGATTACCGGGGTTGTTGTTCGTCTGGGAAAGAGAGCCAGGGAACCAGCCCTCTATCGTTTGGATCACAGATGCGACGCTCGAAAAATCACCCATTCCTTGCGCCGTGACTCCAGGACGGCGCAAGACGAAAGAACTCCGTCTAATCGCATAACCATAGTTTCGGGGAAGGTAGGACACATCAATTCAGTCCGTAAAGTGTAAATGTAGACCCTGTTATAAAATTGCTGCCACCGGTCAGGCTGAGAACAATGGACGTGATTGCGGAAGTGGAAGTCCAAATCCAGTAGAAGGTAGCATTGAACAGATTGCCGGTGTAAACAGTGTCGGCCACGTACCCGCTTGTTCCGGTTCCCTGTTTTGAAAAAGTCGTTGTAGCGTAGTCCTCAAGAGTGAAATTAACGATACCTTGAGCATTTGCCGGAGCGCTCGCGCAAGAGACATTCCCAATGTGACCGGTGGCGGTACCCGAGCCGTGAAAAGTATTACTTGATCCTCCAAGGGCTCCGGCATATTGCCATTGGTAATTTGACCCTGCATCGCCGTTGGCCTGAAGATCGACAAAATCGCCCGTGACCGCGCCGCTGCAAGCTGCGTTGATCACCAGTTGGAGATGATTGAAAGAGCCGAGTGATGAAAACGTCACGGTTGCCGACGGGGAACCCAGTACTGTTCGGGCTATCTGAGTGAAGGCCCCGCCGCCTCCACCAGTGGGCGCGCAACTCGACCCATCCGAATTCAAGCACGCGAGTTGGTGAGTCCCCGAATTGACGTATACCCGTGATTGGCCGGATGGAGGATTCGACGGAGTGCCGATCTGTACAAAGTCGTAGAGTGCGTTCACGACGATTCCCAAGGCCGGTTTCCAGAAAAACATAAGCAGTACAACGGCCGCTAAGACGGAGAATGTCTTCCAAAGCTTCATATCAAGCCCCCTCGTAAATACTGGTTAAGAAAATAGTGTAAGTCATCGCATTAACAAACGTCACCGAGCCCATCGGGAACACTGTCATCACGCTGGCCGTCGAAAAATAGCAGGATGCAGGAGACAGAACTACACTGAGGGTAGCAAAGGAACACACGAGTTGACTGTTCGTGTCTTTCGCCGCCGCAGGAAGCGAAAAGGTAGGGTTCGTGCCGTCCGAAGTGGCTGTGATGACGACTCTCAAATACACCGTCTTTCCGACCTTTTGCCATCGCGCCGTGGTTATCGTTACGCCACTCAGATGAGTGGTCGTTATGGTGCCGGAGTAATCGGTCCAAGCACCAGGTACAGCTATTCCTGAATCGATGCAAACCGGCCCAGTTGAGATCGAAAGAAAATCAGTTCCGCTAAAGCCGGTCAGATCGCACACCGCAGCAATCAGACCTGGATTCGGATAGGTCCCTGACAACTTCCCGCCGGCCGTTCCTCCCGGAGCTGGTGAAGGGATGTAAGAAGCCGATATTGAAGCCGAAAACCACAGAGCAAGCCACAAATGTTTCATTCGATCCACCATTGGGTACCGTCAAACTGCACGGTGACACTTTCGTATTGAGTTGTGATGGGGAAGGTTGCCGCGCCGTCAATGTTATTGCCGTTGCCTGAAAGGGTCAGGATGTTGGCTGCCACTTTCTTTTTGATGACATGGATCTGGCCCGAAGTCGGGGATGCTTCCAAGCTGGCCGTGAAGTTTCCGGCGGTTGTATCGCCGATCACAAGATAATCGGCGGATGTGAACGCGGTCGTCGTCGTAGCCGTTCGCGTAGCGAGAACGATTCCGCCGCCGGTTGAAACCCCCGATGAGTTAACAACGCAGGTGCCGGATTGAGAAGAGGAGAAGGTTACCGTCGTATTGTTGGAATCCGTGACGGCGATGTTGGACGGGATGATCAGATTGGGCGGGGAAGCATTGTCGTAGCAAGCGGCGATTTTTGACGTGGTTCCCGCGTTGTCAGTCAGGATCACCGAAGTCACCGACGAGAACGACTGGGCGTAGTTTGACAGAGCTGTTCCGCTGCCTGATGCACTGGCCTGGCAGGTGGTGACGACGCCGCTAGTCGAACAGGACCACGTGACCCCGGTTGCGTTCGCAAAATTCAGCGTTGATCCAATAGCCGCCGAAGAGCCGTTTGCCTGGATCAGGTTGTAGGCCGATGGTGCTATGCCTGAACCACAGAGTATGGCGAAGGCCAACAGTATTCCGGTGATGATGCGGAATGCTATTTTCATGCGCTAGCAATTCCCTTAAAAGAGGCCATAATTAACTACCCCACCTCCGACGACCGACGCCCCCAGGTTCGCGCACAGCGCATTCGATGCGATTCCATTCAACGTCCCTGAATTGAAGTCCAGAGCAATAGTCAGAATCGATTTATAAACCCCAGTGATGGCGGTTGTCCCGGTTCCACAGGCTGAACCCGTTCCATACTCGAGCTGAAAATCGACGGCGCTGGCAAACGAAACCGAGATATTGCAGATTCGTACCGTCAGGCCTATAGATAAGGCCACGAGCTGAGTGAGACCGGAAGTTGTCAGCGAAACCGGTGCACTTAGATTGCAGTACGTGGGGACGATGATGTTATTGGAGCCGTCCACATTCGCTATCGGTACGGGGTTACCGGATTCAGGGGAGCCGATCGCCGCGGTACCCACAACGTTAGACCGGCCAGATGTGTCTGTCGCGATCGCGCGGACGTTCGTTCCGTCGTTCCCTGCGACCTGAACCGGGTTTTTGGTCGATGCGGTTCCTGGTGTATTAGGACCCGCCACAATGCAGGGAGTCGTAGACGTTCCGGCGCATCCTCCCGATCCGCCGCCTTCGGGATCAGCCGGCGCAAAACCGGTTGTCAGAGCCGTCATATTGCCTGATGAAATAGCCTTGAGATTCAGCTTGATCCAAGGCTTATAACCGATGAAGGTGATGTACCCGAAATTGGGGGTAGTGCTCGGGTTGGTTCCCGTCGTCGGCGTGCACGCCGAGAAGCTTCCCGGAGTCGGCGTCCCTCCCGCCACCGTCGCATCCGCAGCGCAGTCCAGCTCGATTGAAAAAGTACCTGAACCTGAGTAGTTGTACATGACCGTGAAGGCGTTGTCCCTGGGGTTGATGTTATTGAAGGTCTGAGACGTTGGGGCTGTAGCCTGGTAGATTACTTGGGCGGCTAGAGTTGATGCTAAGAGTAGGCCAATGCTTATGTTTTTGGCGCTTTTCACGAGGCTGGTTCGTACTGGACCTTGACGGCGTGCTCGATCTGAGTAACAGTGGGAGGAATGACCGTTGTTAACCAGGTCTTCGCGAAAATCGCCGGAAAATGGGAACACGTCGGTTTCATTTACAACAAAACGGAAGTGATCGTTTCCGATGGTATCCTCGACGGCGCGGGAATCACCTGGAGGCCGGTGAAGGGCGATTGGATCATTCAGCGCCCGAACGCGGGAGAGGCGCAGCCAGCGACACAAACCTAAAAAGAGCACCAACATAAAGATCAGCCCCCAAAATTCTGAATCGGAAATGCCAGTTTTACCGGGTAGTACCATCCAAGGGCCATAGCCGTAATGTAGTTGGGAGCCCCGATCCCAACCGGATTAGCCGTGGTCACCTTGAACCGGATAGTGTCGCGTTCAGATAGCCGGATTCCACCCGGCACAGGGAACGGAAAAGTCAGGAAATCCCCCAACTGAGTGATGATCGACCCAAAATCCGGCGGATTATAGCCCTGTGAGGCCGCTCCCAGGGGCCGGTTGATATCAATGGTCCAGATTACGGCCCCAGAGGCTTGTACGAACCCAGAGCCGTCAAATTTGCAGATTATATGTGTAATAACGGCTTCCATGGCCTGAGGCACCTGGAAAGACGTGATCAGGGCTTGGACCCCGTAAGCTGGCGCCGCAATTGTTCCGCGCCGGGAAATCTGCGTTGCCGCCTGGGGAGGGGTAACCCAAGGGTAAGTTCCGTTGTAGGGATTGGCGAGGGAGTTGCCGGCGTTGTTGTAGAGATCCCTCGCGTCGGGGCGCATGGGCCCTTTTTCCGATGGGCCGGTTTGTTGTCTGCCGGACCTGAGACGGATGAGAGCTGTTTGATCGCCTGCTTTTAGATCCATACCTATGACCTTTCCGCCGTTTCGCCCTGCCCTGGAGTTGCAGGGCGCTGGAGAGCTCGAACGTTCCCGTGTTCGACCGCGACCCCCATGACCATTCCCTTTTCGGTTAGGACCGTGAAGAGCCTGGCCGGGGCGTTCTTTAGGTTGGATTCGGCGTTCTGCTGGCCCTGTATCTTGCCTGCGATCCATTCGCCGGAGTAGAGGACTTCGACTTCGTCGCCTATTTTCATACCCGTGCCCCATCGTTTGGTCCAGCGGTGCGGCCCCCATCGTTTGCTCCAGCCGTGAGCGATCGCGCATTGGCGATTGGGGCGTTGTTGGATCCGACAACACCCGGATCCACGGTGTCTCCTCGAGAGCCGACTTCATTGAACGCCGCCAAGAGTGCCTGCCGTTCCAGGCGGGGCATCTTGGCCAGACGATTTACCCAAGCGAGCTTCTTGCGCTTGATCCGCTCCCGCTCCCGGTAATCCTTTCCTAGGTAGCTGTAGTCGTGCAGGACGGTCGGCTCCGGAAAGTTAAACCACAGCGATTCCGTCGCCAGGGTGCCGCCACGCGTCACGGCTTGAAATTGGACCAAATTCCAGTCCTGCAGCACCCCAGCATACATCGGTGACATGTAGCCCGAAATGATGACCATGGCCTTCCGGCCCACTGTCCGGATGCATCGCAGGAACTCGCGATGGTCGACGTCGCGCATTTCGCAGGGATAAGCGTCCCGGAGGGTCTTCCGCGTGGAAAGCAGGTAGGGCGGGTCGCAGTAGACCAGTTCGTCGCCATGCCACGGGTAGGACTTCAAGAAGGTACTTGCATCGGCCAATTCGATGCGGTTCGCCGCACACCCGCCATTTCCTTGCTGCAGGCCTCTAGCGTTCGATTCGACGGTAATCGAGTGCCACTGTTTCTGCCGGTATCGGCCGACAGCGTCACATCCGGCGTTTCTGCCTGCAAAACCGGCGATTACGTCGGGGTTCAAATCTAGGCCGATGTTTACTTCAGCGGGCCGCTTCAGCCGGAAGATAGCCCCGCCGCCCAAGAAAGGCTCGATGTAAACCCGGTGCGGTGGCATCAGGTTGATGATACGTTGGTAGGTCCCTGATCCGTTCTTCCCTCCCGTGTAGGTCATTCCTGCAGCATCGCTCAAAAACGCGTTGACGTCAAGCCCCACACCTGCAAATAAGACGATACTGGCGATCGCCAGCAGCGCTCGTTGCAACCAGGTCAAAAATCCCCCACGTCGCGCAACTCCAGGGCGCGACGAAACGCACAATCGCCCAAAGCTAGCCATGGTAAACAGCCTCCACAGGCACAGCCACCCCGACCGTCATGGCCAAGTTGGTAGACGATCCCCCCAGGGCCACAGTCGAGTAGAACTCAAAGAACAGCGTGCCAGGCGACATGACGGGGTAGGGAGCCGGAAGCAGGTAGGGTCCGCCGGGGTCGCTGAGAAACACGGAATCGGGAATCGGCGTGTTGAACCACTTGTACCCGAGCCCCAAATCCGTGACCTGCATGGTGAAGTTCTGAATCGACCCATGGTAGAAACCGTAGACGAAAGACCCGGGCGGAATTTCGAGGACGAAATTGACATAGGACTGAGGAGCCTGAACGTTTTGCGAAAGGTTCCCACCTGAAGGCGCGACGAAAAACCTGGGAACATAGCAATGAGATCGGTTGATCCCTTCAAGCAACGCTACAGAATTGGGATTGTATTGCGGCCACCAGTCCCGATAGATAGCCCGTAGTTGCTGGGGGTTCAGGTTCATTCGAAGGCGTCCTCGTCGTCAAAGTCGATCGGTTCGTCCCTCTCGGCTATTTCCTCGTCGATCGCGGCTCTGAGCGTCAACAGCTCGTCGTCGTCCAGCTCTTCCAAGACGTCAATCAGTTCGTCCACCGTCATCTCGTCTTCCATTTTGTTATGCGTTGGCGCTCCTCTCGGGTGTCTCGACGGGTTGCGACCCTTCCGCGTTCGCGCTTCTGAAGCGATAACCTGTCAGGGATGCAGTAGGGCGCGCATTCCCAAATACCGGGCACTCCCTTTTCGTTGACGCGGACCAATGCGACTTTCGAATCTCGCGCCGGGTTTGCTCCACATCTACGGCAGAGCATACGATCCAGCGCGCGCACGCCGTCAGGTCTCTGACCTTGTTCGACCGTCGAGGAAAGCGCCAAAACATCAGCCATAATCAGTTTGCCTCAAAGATTTTCGCGCCATGCAAAACGAGAACGATGGTCGTATTCTGCGTTCCGCTGGTTCGTCTCAAGTCGAGCAAGAGCTGCGTGCTTTTGGGCAGATAGATCTCTGGATAGATCGTCACATCCGGCTGTGTAAGCCCGTTACCGCTGTAGCTAGACGGCAATTGGAGACCTTGGGGAAAAAGCAACTGCAACGGAACCCAGTCACTCGAAAACACTTTGCCGTATTGGTCTCTCAGTTTACAATCCCATCCGGTCGGCGTGAAGCCGTCCCCGGCGGTTATCATGCCCGAACACAACCGGACCACAAAATCGGCATCGGAGTGGATATCAAGTGGCTGGTCGGCTATGACACTTGGGCTTCCGGTAGTGCCTAGAGGGAGGGTGAATGAGTAAGCATAACGGAAATTCAAGGCGCTGAACTGGGGTGGATACGCAGGTCCAAAGACAGTCCCCAACTGGTACAGTTTGGTACCCCGGAACACTAGAACGGCGTTGCTGATGCCGGCTCCGCTGATATCGGTGATGGAGATTTGCAAGGTCGTACTGCTCGGCCAGGTCATCTGCGGATAGAAAATAAATGGTTGGGACGCTGGATTCAGAAGGGAATCTAGACCATTCAGCGGTTCACCGTTGCCGCCGAAATACCTTTGGTCATCTGGGCCAGTAATCGCAAACCCGAACGTTGCCCTCCCTAAATTCGTGTCGGGGAAACCGGAGGACAACATGCAGCGCAAAGCAAATGGCGCGTCGCTGTTCATAGCGACGTTATACTTGACATTGCCGTTCGGTGGGACGGTGATGCCCGTCAACACGTAGTCCTGATGTCGTTCGATAAACTGCTGCATCAGGAGTTGTCTCCAGGTCTGCACTGTTCGTTCTGAAAGCGCTTTACCCCCTGAAAATAAATGTGCAAGGAGTAGTACGTTCCCGTAGTGATCGCCGTGAAATCTCCCCACAGAGCTGAGTTGGCCGGACAATACATTTCAGGAAACCACGGTGTCGCCTGCCAGGGCCCCTGCAACACAGGGCTGTTGTCGAAGTTAGGCGTCGCGGCGTAAGCGTTCAATGGGATCGCCAAACTGTCTAGGGCGCGGCCAAACGGATTCTTGAGACGGAGTGTGAAGTTGATCGGCCCTCCACCTTCGAGCCCCACGATGTAATCGGCAAGAATCGCCATGCCGCGCATATAGAAATCAGCGTCCGGGTCAAATTGCATAGGCTGGTTCAAAAACGTCGCCTGCGAAGCGGGAGCAGTCCCACCCGGAAAGTCCTGCTGAAAGTTGAAGACGTATTCGAAGGGCTCATCGTGCCAGCCCTCTGGGGCGCGCGAGTACATCGCGTAATTCGGGGTGTAAGGATAGGGTTGAGCGTGGCTGTTCATTTACCTGACCTTGTAGCGCTTGCAACCCCGCAGAATGACGGCGATCTGTTGAGAAAATGCCTGTTGCGTGTTGTCGTAATCAAGAAACACCCGCGATCCACCTGGTAACCACAAATCGGGGAACATTGGCCCTTGCACTTCCTGTAAGACCAGGTCGTCACTCAGAGGGTTCCCGAAGCTGTCGCGTATCCGGTAGGCGCCGTTGGCTCCGTTTGGTATGCCAGGAATGTAGGCTTGCGCTTCGATCTGCCTCAAAATGAAGTCTGCATCTCGGTCCAAAATAATGAAAAGCCCCTGCGCGAAGATGTTGGCCGCGATGGTGAAATTCATCGAATACTGGAAAAACTGATCCCGGTAGCCATCTGGCGTTTCCTCTGGATTCGATGAATCCATCCGCCAGCGTGGGGCGAGTGGGTTCGTGGTCAGGATGGTCGGAAGCGCGATCGCGGCCGCTGCTTTATTCGTGCTGGATGGAAGCACGCCGGATGGACGAAGCGTGGCTTTAGAATTCTCGACATTATTCCTCCGCGCGGCAACTCCAGGGCCGCGCAAAAGGACGGAATCCCCGGTTAACATGCTTTCTCCAGTCGAAATCTATAAACTCCTTCAAAAATCAGCGACACTGTGATGCTGGAACCGGGCGAGTTGAACGTATTGGTGACGTTCAGCAGATCAATCGTAAAGTTAGATCCTGCCGGACAGTGGACTTCGGGTTTGATGAGCCCTAACGGTCCAGGCGTAAGGGTTCCGGCCTGACTACCGGTTAACCCCGAAAAAGCCGAGTTGGCGGAATTGCCAGATTGCAGATAATGGCCGTTCGGCATCTTGATCCGAGTCCACACCTGGGGAGCCGAGACGGTCCCCATGTTGATGCCTTGAATCCTGCGCAAGTAGAAATCTGCGCCGTCTGAGCTTCCTACTGACTGTTTTTCCCCAACCAGTAATTGACTGGTCGTCAACTGTGTCGTGTACATCAAATACTGGGGGATATCGATCCATTCCGCTCCCTGAAACCCGCACTTTTGGAACATCGATTGCAGTTCCACTGTTTGAGTGGGAGTGAAGCCGCTACTGTATACGTCCTGCTGACTCACGCTGCGCACCTTTCCGTCGTTTCGTCGCGCCCTGGAGTTGCGCGACGTTGGGGATTCGTAGGCTGTTCTAGGCAACTTTTGAGAGTTCCGCTGTTGCTAACATTGTTCGCCGTTCGTTGGAAGTGCATCAGACGTAGCCTTTTTCACGCGCATACTTGTACAAGTACACTCCCGCCGCCGCCACTCCCACCGCCGAAATCAAGCCCTGCAAAAAGCTGCCCCCATCCCAATTCCCCATGCCCGGTAATGGGGTGAACAAGGCCGCATCATTCTGCATGGTTGGCTTTTGAAGCACAAACGTCGTCTTGCCGCTCGCATTCGTTTGAGGAACAAATACGAGACCCTGTGGTCCTTGAGGAGTGAAGATCGGCGGTGCCGGATTCGTTGTTGCCGCCGCCGCCTGCGTCAAAGCTTGCGCCTGTTTGGTGTGTTGCTGCGTCGTCAGTGGGAGCATCACCGGGGCCGGGGGTTGCGAGTAGTTGGCTTGGGAATTTGGCGCGGTGCCTTGTGGATCCGGCAACGTCACCACCGCCGGTGGCCAGTACTGCAAGCCTAAGGCATTAACGCCGGCCGCTGGGCCGCCTGGTGAGGACTGACCGCTGAAGTCCGGTGGATTGGGACATCCCACAATCGTGCTCGACGGTATTCCGCCCTGTGTCGCAAGGGGCCAGCCATTCGTATTCAGGTCCGGCCGGTACAGGAGGCAATTGAACGTCTGGCGCGCGGTGCGTACTTTCGACTCCATCGACCCGAGCATCCGCACTCCACGCATGATCTGAGCCTTCGAAGGAGGCTGCGATGAATTCGGAGCTTGGCAAGCTTGGGTGTCAGGGAAATACATGATTTTAAGCTTTCGGTTTATCCGGCATTGCAACCGGTGGAGGACTCGGAATCGGAGCCGCCCCTACTGCCTTATTGGTTGAGGTCGTCTGCTGTTTGATCTGAAGCAGAGCATACGCCATTTCGTTTGTGACGAGCCCCGCAAGAGCCGTCCACATGCCCTGTACGACGGTCTGCCACACGAGTCCGTTGATGATGAGCTGACCTTGGGCCACGTTCCATTGCCAAGTGATTCCCGCCGCCGTCAAAACGGCAATCGCGTAAGCGACTATCCGGCTGGTGACCGCTGAATTTTGAGTCAGCCACGGAAACCAGTTCGCCGACTTCAGTTTTTGAATCACCCATACGGCGATGACTTGCACGATAGCGACCGGTCCTAGCGTTGCGGGGTCCATTTTGTGCTTTTCCACCTTTCACTTCGCGGGCGGGCCGAACACCGCCTCTTTTCTTGTTTTCCGAAAATGCCTCCGAAGTGCGAACGCGGGAAAACTTCTACCCGCGTCCGAACTCCAGAGAAGAGCACCAACCAATAAGACGACGAATCGCCCTACTGAACAGCGCGGTCAGTTAATCCGTCAAAGAACGCAACCATGTACAGCGCTCCATTGGTTCCACCCGATCCGCCGCCATTGACGACGTTCGCCGACAAGGTCGGAGGCGTGCCGGGGAAATTAATGGTCATGGAGAACTGCTGTTGCGGGGCGATGTATTTGGAGTACTCGCCGTAGCGCCTGGTTCCGTCGAGCGTCGGAAGCCCGTTGGTAAACGCCGCTTGACCGGCCTGGGTCGAAACGCCGGCCAGGCCTACGCCCGCTGGAAATTGCCATAGTTGGCCTTCCATGTAGATCTTCTCGTCGATTTTTACTTCGACGTAGGCGTTGTCGAGCAGCAGATCGATATCCGATTTCAGCATTTGCGAGCTGAAATAGAAACCGACCTGCATGATCACCAAGCACCGCGGGGGAGGGAATTGGTTTCCCCGTACCATGTTGGTGATGACCTTAGTTTTGGCGACGTTCCCGTAATAGGGATCGCCGCCCCCGATGGGTGTCGCGAACATCGAATACTGAGCCGCGAACTGTGAAGAAGCCGTAGCGCGCAGGGTGTCGTAATACTGCCAGGGACCGCGATCCACCCAGCCCGCCATGATCGAATTGATGTCACGTGCTGCCATTTTTCATTTTCCTTTCTGGGTTGAGATCCCTTTTAGCTGTATATCCCTTGACTCGAATACGTCCCAGCGCCGAAGCCTTGGGTGTTGTATCCGTGCATCCCTGAAGCCGCCGCCGCCGCATGGAGCGCCGGGGCTCCGGGAGGCGCTGCTGTTTGAATCGCGACTGGAGCAGATGCGCCCCAGCCGCTCGGAATTTCGATTGCCGCTGAGTCGAGCGGAGAGATCAGGCGTTGGGGAGTGACGAAGTTTTGCATCTGATAGTCACCCATGCCCGTTGAACTGAGCACTTGGCCGAGTTGCGTATTGTCGGTCAGGACCCGGTAGATGATCTGCAAAACTCCACCCGCGATGATGGCCGGCGAGAATTTCCGGGTCGGGGGAAGCATGTGAGCCACGACTGCAATTGCCGCCGTCGCCGCCGCGTTCCCGAAGTAACCGGTAATTCCGGTGTTGTTCGAGGTCATGACCATTTGAGTCAGGGCCTTGGACCCGAAGAAGCCGACGCCTCCTCCTACCAGGAACATCACGCCTTGCATAAACTTGCCACCGCCACCGCCGCCGGGATTACGGCGATTACGGCGATGATGCCGCGCATTTGCGCGCCGGCGATGCCGGGGAGGGTTTGAGGCTTTGGCCGTCCGGTGACGGTGCCGGGGCCGGTAATGGGATGGGTTCGCTTTCGCGCTCATGCGTCGCCGATAGGCTTGCTTGGCTTGCTTGGCCGCCCGAGAGCGTTTCATACTTTTTGCAGCCATGTTCTTCTTTCCTTTCTTTGTGCCCCCAGGGTTGAGGACCAGCGATAAAATTTCACCGGGGTTCTTGGACCGAGCCCGATGTTTTCTCGGCAGGTACGAGCGTGACCGGCTTGCGGTGCTGCGCGCTCTCGACGAATTGGCTTTCCGCCGCCTGGAATTTCTGAGCGCCGCCTTTTGAGCGGGCGTCCCGAAAAACTTGATCTGCTTCGCGGTCAGGTTACGCCGCTTCGTGCGTCGCCGACCGGCGTTAATGACTACTCTGCGTTTTGCGGCAAGTGCCATTTCGTGCGCTCCTTTCTCTCACGCGCGGCATCAGGGCCGCGCAAAACCACCCTAGCCAAAGCAAAAGGACTCACTGAATCTGGAAAGCCGCCGCGAACGCGTGCGCGACTCTCTTCAATCCAGCAAGCCCTTACGTAAGACTTGCTTTGGTTACTGCATCCCGCCCCGCTCTGGCCGGAGAGAAGCGGAAACTCAATCTCTATAAAATCGGCTCGTACCGCTCGATCTGCACTTCGACCGTGGCGTTCGATCCGGTTACCGCTTGCTTGCCCAAAGTCAACACATTCGTTCCGCGCGTGAACGTGATGACCGGTGCCACGGTGCCCAACGTGCCGGTGGATAGGCCGATGATCACAATGGGACTGCCAGAATTCTGCCCGTGCTGCGTCGGCGTCGACGCGGTCGGAATATTCATGTTGTGGGTGATGATTGCCTGAGTGTCGGCGTCGGCAAATGGGATCAATGCGACCACCCTGGACAGGGGCAACATTTGCACCGCGGTTGGTGGATTGGTCCCTGAATTCGGATTTGTGTAGGTAACTGTGTTCAGTGCCATAAGCTTCCTTTCTTTTTACTTAGCCGCCCCTTCGAGCGACGACGCTAGAACGGGTTCGGCGCACCGCAATTTCAGGTGTGGGACCTTTACCCTTCGATCGACCGCGAATTTCAAGCCCGCATCTGCCGCGTGCAGGAAAAACGCCACATCCTCCCCACTCATTCCGTAGGGCGGAAACAACTCTTCGTCAAAAATCGGCATGAAAGCTCGCGGACCGACCTGGTCCAGCACCCGACCGCGCATAACGACCGCCGGAAAGCCGGAATAGCTGATGAGAATCAGATCCCCCTCGGCCGCCATCATTTTCTCGTGGGCTAACCGCGTGGGCTTCCCGTTCGCTTCCCGGACGCCACACGAAAGCATCCGATTCCCGCTGCTGTATATACTGCCTTCGCACCATGCCCAGCCAACGACCCCATCTAGTTCCGGGTGCTCTTCGAGATCTCGAATGAGGTGCTGTAAGGCTTCCAGTGTCAAAATCTGGTCGTCGTCGAGCCACAGAATATAGTCCGGTCGCGGGGAGACGTGTTTCAACGCATCAAACTGAGCTTGTCGGATGTAGTAGACATTCGAAGCAAATCCGAACTGCACATTGACGTGGAAATGTTGAACCAAGTTCGACAGAATCTCGGTCCAGGCCCCTACCCACGCCTGAGAGAACGTTTCTCCGGGGAGCACGCAGGCGAAGACTTTCTTTCCGCCCTTGGCGTCGTCGAACTGTGCGGCCCGTCGTCGCTCTAGAATCGCTCGGCCTTGGGCATACCGTTCTTCGGAGTTTTGTCGCTGATAGACTTCGTCCATGGGAAATCCTTGGGAGTACAGTGGGTGACGGTGTTCGAATAGCAAATGCCGCGCTTCGATCACAATCCCATCCGCCCGCGCGTGTTCAGAGAAATCGTCGTCTGAATACATCGACTCGTATTCCGGGTAGAGGCCGTAGCCGTGTTTTTCGTAACGGGTTCGCGATTGGATTGCCAAAACCATGAGGTCGCGGGCGTCGGCCGGCGTGCCGGACGCTGTTTGTATGACGAAATCCGCCCCAAGATCTGGAATGAGTTCCAGCAATTGTTGATCCCAGTTTTGGGGTGGATAAATGTCGTCGGCGGCAATAATCAACACTCTGCCAGTTGAAGCTGCACAAGCTAGATTCGCTCCTCCGACAAAACATCGCCTTGGGTCGGTGTCCCAAAACACTTTGTCTTGCGGACGAAGTTGGGGCCAGTCTTTTTCAAAACCGACTCCCGGAGCGCACGTCAAGACGTATTCGACCAGCTCGGGATGTTTCGCAAGTGCAATCCAGGCACCCCACGCCTTGCGCCACTCCGCCGGGCGCGCGCTGGTGTGGCAGATCGAGAATATCGGCTGTTGACGCTCGTGCCCCTCCTGTTTGGCCCACTTGGCCCACAGATCGTCGCTCATCGCGTTTCGCATGTCCTCCGACATCTATCGACCTCTCACTTTCACACTGGCTGTCCGGCCGGAACGCGCCGCCGATACGAGACGGCGTAAGCTCTTCAAAGACATCTTGAGCGATGTATTCGCTTTGGCTTTCTTGCCGTTCTTTCGGATCACCGTCAACACGGGAACGTTCTTGCGTTTTCTGGCCATCAGTTTCGAATCCCTTCCGGTTCAATCGTGTACTTCCCGCCCCAGAGTCCAATGATCTTGTTCACTGTGTGATAGGTGGCTGTCGGCGAGACTTCGATCCTCATCTTGCGCTTGGCCGACTCTTCGCCGAACTTGTGACCGTAATCCGCGATTCCGCCGTCGCGCCCCAGATGCGTTTTTCGAGTGAAATAGGTAATGTTCACGCACGCGCCCAGAATTTCCTGTTCGTGCTTCCCCGGGTCGATTCCAAATTGCCGAAGTGTCTTCGGATCGAGCGACTGATCCCCGCCGACGATGTAGAGCTGTGCCGGTTCGCCTTCGAGGATGCCGCGTTCGTTCATCGAAAGCTGCGCACCCTGGAAGCCATGTAGCAGGATGCCTTTCGTTTCGCCGTTCGGGACGATCACGAGCTCGATAAGCTCTCCGATCCCTGCGAAGTATTTGTGCTCGTGTTCCATCGATTCGAACACGAGTTCCTGTTTCGGAGGGAAGCCGTGAAAGGCTTCAAAAGCTTGCGCCGCAAGATCGGCCGGATTCAGCACTTCCCCAGCTCTCCGCTTCGAAGCCGCGCACACAGCCGCCGGATCGTCCACACCGCCCCGCCGCGAGACTTCCGAAACACACCGGGCAAACGATCCCTGGCCGGGATTTGGAGCCACGCGTCCGGGAGTTCCCACTGCCGTCATGAGCGCGGAGCCTACTGTCGTCTGGTTTTTCCGTCGCTTAGCTTTGCTCATGGCTTTCTGTTGACCGCCCGCCCTTGATGACGCTGTGTTTGAACCATCCGTAAATCAGGTCCATCTTAGTTTCCATTCCGGTCATTCGGTTCAAAACATCGTCGCGTGTTCTCGTGGCCCATCGGACATTCGAAATGTGCAGACTGAGGATTGTCACCACCAACCCGGCGAGTTCTACGATGTGACCCCAGTCCCATGACATGCTATCGACGCCTCCGAATCGCGCGCCGGACGCTTTTGGCTCCGCTTGCGATGTTAGCCAGCAGCGACAAACCTGCCGCCGCGGCAACTCCGACGATTCCCCACTCAGGCAATCCCCACCCGGAAATATCCGTCCCCGAATCAAACAGACCCATTCCATGCGGGGGCCCACAGCCCCCGCACTTTCCTCCACAGCCGCAATCACCCATTCCCGAAGCTCCCCAGCCTGAGGGGATTTGGATTTGAGCCGATTGCAAAGCGGCTACCAGGCGTTGCGGCGTGACGAAGTTCTGGGGTAAGTACAAACCCATGCCGGAGGTCTTCGTCTTGGGTGGCCACGTGGGAGCCGGAGGAGTGTAGCCGACGTTCATAAACATTATCTTCGTCCTCCAAAAAGCAGCAACACGCCGACCAACCCAACTCCACCCCAGATCAGATACGGGCTGAACTGAGAGAGAATCCCAGGGGAGCAAGATTGCAAAGTGTCATCCCAGGCCCCGCCTGAACTAGCGCAGGCCGACATAGCGTTTTGAACTGTAGCGGGCGCGGCCGCTGGGACGACAGCGCCGCTCGAGTCCGTCACAAACGTTCCAGCTTGCGCCGTGTTGCCGGTAGGATTGCCTGAAAATAACAGGTTGAGCTTGCACTGTGATTCCTGAATGTCGTCGAGCCAATACGGGAGCCAAGATGGGCGGGTCGAATCAAAACATGTTTCGTCTGGATACATGCCCATGCCACGCCGGAATTTTGCTCCCTTGCGCACGAACGGCACTATACGACCCTCCGAATTCCCCTACGCGCCGCGACTCCAGGGCGGCGCGAGACGCGCGAACGGTCTGAAACATTCAGCAGTGTCCGTACTACGTCATTGGCCGTGATCGAGACTCGTGGAATTCCCATGTCTTCAATCAACTGCTCTGCCGTGTCCTTCAACGCGTCCCGAATGTCGATCTGCGTTTTCGCATGAATGCGCGCCCCGAGTTCATCGGCCAACCGGACGATCAGGACATCGAGACGCCCTTTGGTGTCGTGTGACATCACGCTACCGCCTCACACTGCTCGCGGGCTTCAGAAACCATCTGCTTGATTCCGCCGATCAATAAGCTTTTGGGAAAGTGCCCTTGATCGTCCGTTACCAAAATCGTTAAACGTCGCCCCTTATGCTCGAAGGCGAGCTGGCCCGCGATCGATACAACCGTGCCCCGCGTGGGAGTTTCAAAATGGACAAACGCCCCGAACTCCTCTAGTTGCTTCTTCAAAATCGACAAAACCGCTGTGGGAGTGTTCGGAAAGTCGAGCTTCATTTGAAACCCTTCAGCAGCGCGATACCGAACAATCCAGCCCCGACCAGCAACACGGTGTTTTGATTCTGCTGCAACCAGGAAGATAGGCTATTTGAAGAGAACGTGCTGGCTGGAATGATCACTGAGTTCGCTGGGCCAGTCACGGGCACGGTATTCCCCTGCACGGCCCCGCCTGGATTGACCAGAGTGAGACCAGGAGCCGCCCCGCCGCAAGAAATACTATTCCCATTTACGTCATAACATCCGCCGGGGTTGATGATCGTTAGACCGGGCGAAGCTCCCCCGCAATCGATGCTATTGCCGTTCGCGTCGTAGCAGCCCGTGTCCCCCATGCCGCGAAAACCCCGTGGAGACTCCCTCACACTCAGACCCGGAATTCGGGGAGCCAAAGGAAGCCAGGTTGTTTGGCGAACATAGGGCATCTTTAGACTCCGCTTTTGCGCAAGTAATTTCCCTGCCGAGCAAATACCATCGGGCCGGCCATTCCGCGCCCGGTCGCCCGGCGGATTGCTCCAGTTCTCGCGGGAAGTGGCGCGGGAAGTGCAGTTCCTGTCGCGGGAAGTGGCGTGGACGGCGCGACAGGGGCCACATAGGACGCGCTCATCATGCTGTACAACTGACTGGGCGTGACCCCCATAGCCGCCAAAGTGGATGTGATGTCCTGCCCCGCGTCGTTATAGGCATCGCCATTCGGAATCACCGCGATGTTCTGCGTTTGACCGTTGATCGTGAAGGACGCTTTGAGTGCGTTGTTGATGGTGGCCGATGGGCTGCCATTCATCGTGACCGTGGCCGCCGGGGTTGGCGTCGTGGGCATGGGAGTAGTTGCCGGCACTATCCCCCCAGCAGGCGGTGCGACCGTTGTTGTCGTCGTCGTCGTCGTTCCGCCCCACCACCCGAAGAGCCCGCCGATCCACCAGACTCCGACACCCGCGATTCCGAGCCCGATGATTTCTCCGATTCCCGATCCTTTAGCCATTTAACGATGCCTCCCAAATAAGGCCATCCCACCAAAGAGCGCCGCCGCTCCGGCGAGTAAGGTATACATTCCAATCGGGCCCAGGCACGGTTCTGAACCGAACAGAGCGAAACAGGATGAACTTCCAGTTGTTGACGGAGTGATAGTTGTAGAGCCCGAAGGCACTGCGTTGCTCTGCGCGGGTCCTGACGGTCCAACGGGAGTTGAGTTAGTAGCATTGCTTTGTGCCGGACCCTGGGCGGCTACAACCCCCGAAGCTGGAGTGGGAGGCGTGTAAATGATGCCACCCGTTGAAGGATTGATAATGGGCGTTCCTATGGCAACCGGCGATGATGGTGCCACTACGCCGGTTGGGCCGTTGTAGGACTGCACAAGGCCAGTTATCGGGCTGACCGTCAAAATGTCTGCGTTAGGAGTGGGGGCGGTTGTTCCAGGTAATGAATACTGAAAATGGAGCGCTCCTGTCACTGGATCGCACTCTCTCACTTCGTTGCAGCTCGTTGGTCCATACAGGGCTGTATTGCAGAGCCCAGGACTACTCGCTATCGGACTGCAACCAGAAGGAAGATTAGGCGTGCTGGGAGTTATCTGCCCCATTCCTAATCGATAGGGAGCCCGCGCGCGGACGATCACAAGTCCCCCAAACCATTCATCAGAAGCAAGACGCCTCCTACTAATGCCGCCGGGAGCAGCAACGAACTGAGATTGAATCCACTACCGCTGACTAAACTGTCGATGCCCGCCGCAACGCTCGATACTGGGTTGGCTGTCGCGGTGGGAGCTGGATCGGGAACGACGGTCGGATCGTTCGCAATGGGATCGCGATAACCTACAAACCAATTCCAACAGGTTGAGCCTGATCCATTCGCCCCTGGGGAAACGTACTGTCCATTCTGCCAACCCCCAGGCGAGGTTTTGTAAGCGCAGCTCCCTTGTTGCCGATCCGAGATGCAGCGCTGCCCCGCCGCTCCAAGCGATGGATCAGAACACGCGGTTGTCAGCGCACTCCACACGGTGTCGAAATTGTTGAGCGCCGCCGCCTGCAGGCTCGCCGTATGCACCGTTGCCGATAAGTACGCCTGTACATTTTGTTGCAGTAGGGGTTCTATTTTGTTCGCGTCGTTTGATGCAATCACACACGACGACCCACATCCCTTGAACATCCCCGCGATCAACGAACCTACCGCAATCAAAGCAGCAGCCGCCGCCCCCCACGGTCCGCCGATCACGCTAAGTGAAGCGAGCAGGCTGACTGTTGTAGATGCTCCGGTAGTCGCGATTTGCTGAATTTGTGTGGACGATACATCCCCCATGCCCTTAGCTTTGAAATGGATTACTCGGCACGTCTGGCAGCGTTGCGGACCCAGGAAGTTGTAGGGCGGTGGATAAAACTCCGATAGTTCTTGCTGGGGATTAGTGCGGACTATCATGCCGCGAGCCTTTTGGGCGTTTCGTCGCGCCCTGGAGTCGCGCGACTTTGGGGAGTCATGATTCGATGACTCCTCGGATCAGCTCCGTCGCGCTTCAGCGCCCGAACGCGGAAGAGTCGCAACCACCCACCGACAGCCGATAAGAGCGCCACAACACAAACCCGCATCAGTGTTTCCCAATAGCTCCGATCAAAAGAACAGCTCCCAAAGCCAATCCTGCAAATAACAGAATTGGTCCCAGGTTCGCGGTCGAAAGCCCAGCCGGGAACAAAGTGGAAGATCCTCCGGTAACACCAGGGGCATTGACTACTTGACCGGTCGTTGGATTGTAGTATTGACCGGTAGCCGGATTGTAAATCGCATTCGTTCCAGGAACCAACGATGGCCCTTCCGCCGTCAGGTAAATCTTCTGCCCCGCGACGGCCGCGTTGGTAATCGCGCTGAACAGATTGGCGAGATTGAGACCACCCGATGACGGGGTGGAAGTCGAAACCGGAGTCCCGACCGTGGACGCCGAAGTAGAAGTAGATGGAGCGCTGAGACTGTTGAACCAACTTGAAAACGTGTCGGTCGGAGTCACGCTGGGCATCGAAACGATCGGCTGGGGTGTAACGACGTTTCCGCTCAAGTCGTAAGTGATCCCGGTTGAAGGATCGACGATCGTATCTACGCTGCCATCCTGCCCCATCCCACGCTCGGGAATCAACCGGAGTAACGGCGATCGAGGGGCCGGCTGGCTGCGGGCGAGTTGCATGTAAGGCATCTACCAGTTCCCCCACATTTGGCTAAGTAGAAGGCGCGCCGCAAGGAAACCCGCCGCCCCGGCAATCTTCGCCGTTCCCTCATGCGCCAAAAGCAGCGACGCCGCCGCCCCGCCAAGTGTCAACCACTCCAGGGGATTCTGAAAGTCGATTGTTCCGATGATCGGAAGTCCGGTCTGATAAACCGGCATCCCAGGCAAGGAGGGAATCCCTGGGGGGACCGCGCCCAGTCCGGACGCACCACCTGAATAGCTGGTGACGGCCGCTGGACCCTGCTCGTCAGAAACAATTCGCCCATTCAAATCCCAAATGGTCTTGCGTTGTATTTGGCTCCTCGGGACTTCCCATCCTGGATGTTTGCCGTGGGAGCAGTCAAGAGGAACTAAAACCCCAGGGAGCGCCGCGCAGCCGTAGACGTGGGAATATTCTCCCGGACGCTTGGAATCACAGGCTAATGTGACGATGCCGCAGTCAAAGCCCGCGACAGTCGCCAGTGCGTCGATCAGCATGGTGAAGTCGTCGCAGTCCCCACGTGGCTTAGTCATTCGCAACAGAACCGGAGGAGCAATCAGCAACTCGAAGTGCCCGTCTTCATTAAACAGTTGCCGGATCAGCGTATCGTCCTGAGCAAACTTCACTTGGCCCTTGACCCACATCCATAGAGTGGCAAGCCTGTCGGCCGGCTTCAACTTCTGCGATCGCGCAGCTACCGATTGAACGATGGGATCCGCCAAGGCCGCTCGGATGTGCTCACACATCTTACGGACGGTCTGTTCAGTGACGACGCGCGTAGGTGTGGCAGTGCCATGCGGGGTCGGATCGCGCTCTAAGACGACTTGTTGTGCAGCCATTCGAACATGAGTAGTGTAACCGCGTTCGACTCTCTATAGAACGTTGATTTGACTGCGCTTGTATCTTACGATACAGTATTGCCAAAGCGAGCTTACCAGGAGGACAGATGGCAGAAGCAGCAGTAATGATGCCTGAATCAGATGTTTTTCAGCCGCCAGCAAGTGCGCCCACGTCGCGCGCTGGGACTCCCGCCGCTGGCGGAAGACCGAAAGGCTACAAGCCATTCAACAACGAGGTCACTCCCGAAGAATTTTTTGTTTTACTCAACGAAATCGACGACGCGGACTGGCCGAAGTCGCTTGTATACGTCTGGCGACGTGATCCGTTCACCGATAGCACCAACGGGGGACGCGAACCAAAGTACGTCGATTGCGTCAACCGCGCCATCAAAGAGAGTAACGTCAAAGAAGAACATGGGTCCGGTACCTACAAGCTTCAGCTCAACACCAATGATAAGTATGTCGCGCATACGATCCTGACGATTGAAGACCTGGCGTATCCTCCACACATTCCTCCTGGCGATTGGTTCAACAACCCGCGGAATAAGAAATGGGTGAGCTGGAAACCAATCGTGGAGAAGTGGTGGAAGGAAAAGCTCAGTATGATCGCAGGCCCGCAGGCATCTGCTACCGACAACGTCGCGATGGGAGAGTTGACTCGCCTGGTCTCGCAGCTTGCGAACAACAACGGAAGGTCAAATGAGGGAGACAAACTCTCCGCCGTCTTAATTCAGTGGGCGCTTCAGCAAACCGCAGATGAACGGAAACACGACCGAGATGCCGACAGTCCCGGTAAGCTGGCAGAGCTTATTCGCGCCGTCAAGGAATTGACTCCCACAACCCCGGCTACAGCGCCAGCTCACGACGACACCATGACTAAGTTCCTGCTCGATGAAGTCAAGGCCATGCGGGAGCAGACGAACTTGCTGTTGACCAAGATGTTTGAGATGAAATCGGAAGCCGTGAAAGCCCCGGATCCACTCGCCCAAGTCGAGACCATGGCGAAATTGATTTCGACTGTATCTGGAATAGTGCAGCCTGCCTCACCAAAAGAGCCGTGGGTCGAAGTGATACAGGATCTTGGCCCGCAAGTTGTCGGCGCGCTCGATAAATTCGCTACCGGGCTGGCAATGCGGAATACGATGAACCCGCAACCGCAACGCCCCCAGACCGCGCAACCCCGGCCGATGACCCAGCAACCCAATCCCGTCCAAGTAATTCCGGCCCAAGCGCAACCAATGACGCAGCCATCCGAAAACGAACCCCCGCCGCCCAATCCGTCCGCAACAGCTACAGCAACCGGCGAGCCCGACATGGACACCGGAACGCGGTCGATGATCTTTCAGGTCGCGGTACTCGCGGCCAACGCCTTGAATTTAGGAATGGACGGGGACCACTTCGCCGATCAAGTCTGTTATAAATTCGGGCAGGCGGTGTATGACCAGTTCATCTCAAACGTACCGAAAGAAAGTCTGCTCGATAAATTCAAAGCCGTGCCGGAAGCCTGGAATGTTCTGCAAGGGTACGAACCCCTCTTGCCAGAGTTCATCGAATCGTTCTATGCTTACGCTACACAGGAAGATGAATCGGATGCGAAATCTATTTCGGAACCGGAACCTGTACCGAAACCCGTTGTTAAGAAGAAGGCTGTTTCGAAGAAGCTGAAGTGATGCGAGGTTTTTGTTTTGGCGGTTCCCTCAGAGATCGATATCAGCAAGAAGCCTGACGGCGTAGGCGCGCTGAGGGGCTGGCTTGCGTTCAGGCTTGTCCGGTGGATCGTTCGGCCAACGATGCAAGCTATTTTTTTGCCGTTAATGAAGTGGTGTGCTGGGTACATAGAAGTGGAAGCCTCTATTGTTACCCGCCCTGCTCTGCCTTTCGTTGAGATTCGCGATTCGCCTATCAATCCGTGGTTGCTCGACGCCGCGAGACGATATCAGATGGACGATCCGAACATGCAGCGCGATTTGAACGCGTCGATGGAATTGCTCCGTGGATCAGTCGTACCGCAACTGCAAATGATGCTCGGTCACCTGATAACAAAATACCCACCAGAAGAGGCGTTCGTTCGGGTATCGGCAAATGCTTTCTACTTTGGGTACACCGCAGGCGCACTAGTGCAGAGCGCTAACGCCGGAACGCCGCAGCTCGATTTCGAATGCACCGAAGAGCGCCAACAACAAAAAGAGGAAGCATGAAAAACGGCAACGCGAAAAACGTACACGTACACGATCCTGGCCCCATGCCTCCACCAGCAACCTACTGCCGTCAGTGCAATCAAGCCTTCCCGGTAGCCGTACCGATTATTGGATCGCCGCCAGAAACCAGCTTCGTGCAACTCACCGTCCAGCTCGCCGACCACATGCAACGTAAGCACCCCAAAGAAGTGCAGACCGACATAACCGCGCAAGTGAATGCGTCCATCGCTTACTCGGCACAAAAGATACTCGCTCATTTCAATTCAACCGACCAAGGTTTGATGGAATGGCAAGACCGGGTACGTCACGGGGTGTTTCGCGAGATGATGCGTGGCCCAGTGTCGGATGAGAAGATCGAAACGAAAGTCCGCGAACTGTCTGAGCACTGGGAAGGATTTTGGGATCTGGACGCGAACCGATCCGCCGAGATCGCTGAACAAGTAACGATGCTTGTAAAATCCATGCGGGATGCTATCGAAGAGCGTAACCTGTATCCAGAACCGGCTCAATCCCTCGTTTCGACCATTTAGCCCACCTCTCGCGTTTCGTTTAGATGCCTTCTAGAAGGCTTGCAACCGGCCTAAAACCAGCCTAGTATACTTCTATGCCATTTCCCCCCGTCCAGCGGCGCTGCAAGAACTGCCGTAAGTTTTTTGTCGCGTCCAAAGAGAACCAAGTATTTCACTCCGTGCAGTGCCGGAGAGATTTTCACAATAACGGCCAGACACCGGAACAGCAGATGTTGAGCAGGCTTCAGCGCTTCATAAAAAAGCCCGCGTTCAAGACTATGCTGCGCGAAGTGATTCAGCGGGAGTTGCGGGAGATGCGGAAGCAGACTCCAACCGCGCAACAGGCCGTGATTACGGAATTGAATCAGACTCTAGCAACTATGCGTTGACCGCAAGCCGCGCAGGAGAAGGCAGACACAGCCTGAACAGCGTATCGAAGTCCAGTCCCGGCCGACCTTTTGAAGCTTCGATTACCAAGCGCTCCGCGCCCATCATGGGCATCCCCAGATTGACGAGAGCTGATAGTACGTCTTGTTGGATGGGACGAAGCATTTCGCGATTTTTGAATGATACTACTTTTCCGTTTCTAGGAGTGTTGTCGTTTTCGTGTCGCCCTGGAGTTGCGACACGTGGGGATTCGTAACGCGACGATTCGAGCGCGCGGTCAAGAGCCGAGAAAAAACGACCGGCGCGGGCGAACCCAATCGCTTGAGCTGACACCGCAAGAATCACCGATGCGACGAACCCCCCCGCGAGAAACATTCCGACCGCAGAACCACCAGCCCAGATCACGGCGCACGTAACCAGTAGCGCTCCAGCGAGAAAACAGAGTGAGTGTTTCATGGTCGTCGGCTCTCAAGTCCGTAGTTAAATAGGGAGTCGCAGGCGCCGTCGAAAGCGCACCATGCGTTCACCACGTCCAAAGGCTCCGCATTGGGGTGGCTCTGTTGGTCCGCGTAGTGGATCAACTTCTCGATCCAATACGTCGCATGATTCAGAAACCAAATTGTGTCGCTGTCCATGCTTTGATTATGCCCGCAGCGCCGCTGTTTTGAAATCCATCGAAACACCTAGATCGGCCACCCAACAGACCTAGTACCCCTCCGCGCCGTGACTCCAGGACGGCGCAAACGAAATCAAGTTCAAGCAGCCGTAGCTCCTGCTTCTTAAGAAAAGATTTACTTCTTAACACACTAATGGACCGGGTGCGTCGGACGAAAAAGCTTTCAGGCAGGACCCGAAAAACATTTCGGTCAAGTAACAGGGAACAAACAGCGAAGTAGAAAAATAGCTCTTGATCTCAGGCCATTCAAAGGAGTAGAATTTTCACCGTGCCGTCAAAAACAGCAATAAGTACTGTAATGTTAGGTTGGTTACAATGAGCGGATAAACAGACCTTTGCCTAGGTCACTGTCTAAGGGGATCAAGGCAAAGGCGGCGTTCGGCGAGAATCAATCGCTTAACCCCTGCATTTTGCCATTCATTCCCCTCTGATGTCAAGTACTGATTTTCAAGGGAGAGTTTCATGAATTGGCGAGAACAATTGGTTTTTATGGTGTTCGGGCGGGTCATGGTCGCCCGGTGGGTCAGGCGGATCACTACGGCCGGCTTTATTGCGATGGTAATTTTCGCGTTTAGCGGGGCCATTGAGCAACTAGGGTATATCCGAGACCGCTTGGCTGGGCCGCTGACGCTCTGTTATCTTGGGTTGAGGTCTTTTGCACTCGCTGTGTGCTCGGCCGTCGTAGGGGCTTATGCGACGCACCGGAGGATATCCCGGTGAGCGCTGCTCCTCTGGCCCACCTAGACGTTGAACGACGCAAAGGCTTTACTCCCCTCCCGAATGAATGCCTATGGGATTGGTCGCGTCTAGTGTCGGGTGATGCTCAAGTCTTGTCGATACTTTATATAAATTCGGAACTTCATCCTCCCAGGGACCCAGGCGTGCCAGCTCCAAAACAGACGCGGGTGATCCCAAATGAAGAGTTGGCGGCATTCGCGCGTTGCACGGTTCGCGCCGTGGAATTAGGCATGGGGGATTTGATGGCGAGACATGTAGTGGAAGGGAAAAAGGTTGGTCCTGGACGCTATCGGTATTCGATCCCGTTCCAGACGTGGCCGGAACTTCCTGATCGTCCCGCGGCCAAAGTTGTGGCTTTGACGGTAGAATCCAGGCCGGCCGACGAAGAAGCTCCAGAGGAAATCAAGAGGCCGCGCGGGCAGATCGAGGCAATTTACGAACACCCGCAAATTGTCAGGCCAGGGACGCGCACTCGCAAAAAAGAATTTCCTGGAGCTAAGTCGGCGAGCTGGTTTCAAACAGAAAACGAAGGCCAGATAGACCAGGAAGTATACCCCTACCTGTGCGATGGTGTGCTTGTGATTAGGATCAAGGGCAAAGAACAGACGAACAGTACGGGTACAAAAGGGGAACAACCTCGAAACCAGTTTCGGAATCGTGGCAGTCAACTACCTGAAGAATCAACAAAACGCTATTTAACAACCCTCCATGAACTCCTGGACGACTACTGCCTCCGACACCACGGTATAATCCCCAACGACAAACTGTTAGCCAAGATTCAGACCGCGCTCGGGAAAGCAACCATTCCGCAGTTTCGGAAAGTCATTCAGGCGAAGATTCGAGCCGGGAAGGTTATCCCGTTGCCACTTTTTATCAACTTGGCCGGTGATGCGGCTGAAATCGCGGCACAGAAGCCAGCAAACACAGCGAATCCTGAAACTCCCAAAAATCCGATATTGCCTGGAAAAGAAGCCGAACTTGCAGACTTCCTGCGTGAGCGCGAGCGTCGAAAAATGTCCGGCGTGTAACGGGGGGGGGCTACTGACGGAAGACGGTACGCCGTTCGTGCCGATGTCTTTGTGTCAACTATTGGCTACCTGTCATCCGTGTCCGTTCTGTGGCGAAGGGGAGATTCAAAAAGGCATCTTTGCCGATTTACAAAAAGAGTGGGACCGAACCGCGTGAGACACCCAACGCTCGGGACATTCCGGCTGAACGAGAAAGGCTATCCGCGACTAAACTCAGGGAAGCACCGAAACAAATACGTCCATCGTGCCGTATTTGAAGAAATCGCGGGGCGGCCAGTCCGAACCGGGTTCAATATCCACCACATGAACGGGAAACACTGTTTCTGCCCGCACCAGCTCCTAGAAATCCAAAAGGAGCTGCATGTCGCCTCTGAACCGCTCCGCTGCCCGTTCACCGGCGAGTTCATGAAACCTGCCGAATTCGAGAGGCGCTACGGTATCGCTCCGATGAGGCAATCCGCGTAATGTCCAGCGCGCGAACGCGTAGCGGCCCGCCTCCCGGCGAATGGCCTGAAGAGCACCACCAACAAAAGGGAATTATATGAGCGGCGTCATAGAAATGCCAAACCGGGCGGACTGCCAACATGAGTGGAAAGAAGAGTACTACGGTTGGCAGTGCATTCACTGCAAACTGTTCTACGCCTTCGGATGTGCTCCATGGGAATTTGCTGAAGATGCTGATTTTGACACCTTCGACGGTGAGTGCGAGGACTGCGAAGACGGAGCGCAATCATGAAACCGCCGCCTTCCGTCGAATGGCCCGAAGAGCACCACCAACAAAAGCAATTGAGCAATCTATTCACAACCGGTTCTAAGCTATCAGAGGTACCATCTGACTTCCGGGGTATTGGATACGCAAAATGGCGGATGCTCACAATCACCGAGCAGTGCTCTGAGATCGCACGCGTGTTTTTTGCGCAGTTTGTAAATGGCGTGCCGGACGAAGCCGCCCGCACCATGGGGAAGCGAATCGCAACGCCACGCGACAACTACGGATGGAGATCATGAAAGCTTAGGTCGGCGCTCTCATCGGCTATCACCAACGGTGAGAAGAGCATTCGCGCGCTGCATGAAAGTGGCTCTCGATCAAATATTCCCGGCATAGCTGAAGGGCGAGTGCCACCGATTCGCCCAGGCCCAGATGGACCGGAAGCAGCGTGAACAATTCCGAGCGATAGAGCGCGACATAGTAACCAGCCGTGCGCGCGGTGCGGCCGATTGCGATCCGGGGTTTTTCCTGCAACATGTCGATCAGCGACGGGATGTCTAGCTCATAGGTCTTCTGAAACCGCTTGAGCCCGATTCGGTGTTGTTCGCGGTGATGGAGGTAGCAAAGAGGGATGGCCTCTTTGTCTGAAGACTTTTGCGAGAGGCCGCGCCGGCCGATGTGAGCCGCCTCCACGGATCGGGTCCGAAAACACACCGCGCACGGCAGGGAGCGAATGAAAGCTAAATATTCTTTAGAACGGACCGGCTTCATATTCTTCGCTGGTTCGGTTTGTCGGCGTCGTTCAGCCGTTTGAAATATCGCTCGTACTCTTCTCGTTCACTGCGTTCCCTGGATTTCTTGGCTGTCCAGAATACCGCGAACATGGCGAAACATACGCTTGCGACTATACCTAATACTTCGATGCAGACGTTGTGCAGTAGATGGTTCATGTGTTTGCGCTTTCCTCTACGGTCAATGGCGGATTGAGGCGCACCCATGCCCGACATTCCATGACGCGCTTTGATTCCCATTGTCGTCACGCCGCCTCATGTCGAGAATTTATCAACACTGTGATTCCCAACGCTCGGATGTCTTCTGGCCGGAAACGCACGGCATATCCGATCTGTTGGCCGTGCCTTTCGGCTTCCGCCGCCGCCGATACCGCCGTCTTTAACGCGAGTTCCAGGGCCGTCTCAGGGCGTTTCGACACCGGCTGAACGTCTGCTTCATCCAGTCCATGCGGTGCGTCCAGCGGGCTCGCCTGTGCAAGGAGCGTTGCTGCCTTCTGCGGTAAGCCCGGGCGCGGCTGAATATCAGGTACGTGAGAAACAAACCATTCCGCCTTCCGCCCGACCATGCGTTTTTCGACCTGGAAGCGCTGGCCGGCCCTGATTCCAAGATCCTCGATTTTTGGCCCGAAGTCGAGCTGGGTGTAGAAGGCCTGGCCATCTACCAGTATCCAGCGCAGTTCGGGGCCGCTGAAGCCGTTCACCTGCTTCCCGGTTGGGTATTTCAAGGCGATGGTGTAGGGTTTTGAAAGTTCGGGTTTGAAGTATTTCGGATGGGGTTGCATGGTTTATTCTCCGGTGTTCGCCTGTTCTTCGCTAGTTACTTCTGTACTGGGCCGTTCTTCCGTCTCGCGCGGCACTGGAGTCGCCGCGCGTAGGCCCGAAATCGCGACTCGTTATCGCCGGGCCGCTGAACCTCTTCATCCGCCATCCGGTAGATCGGTGCCAATGCCGTCGTACGTCATGCGATCCTCCGCGCCCGCTCCGTCTCATCCTCCCAGCCCTCGCTTGCAGCCGGCTTCCGTGGCGCCTGTTCGCTCACATCGCGCGGATCGATCACCGAGTTGCACCATTCGCAGGTGAAATACACACCTTCCTGTTCCGGTTCGCCGTCTGAGATCAGCCTCAGTTGCGGCTGGTACTCGTGTTCGATGAGCAGGGTTGATCGTGAGCAGGTTGGGCAATTCGGAATGTTGTCCATGCCCCGGCCTTCGTCCAACGTTGCGATTCGCTTTTGGACGCTGAGGCCGAAGGCTTCTTGCCGTTGGTATTCGCGATGTCCGTTGTGATAGCTCATTGCTTTGGACCTTCTTTCGTCTCGTGCTGACTTATTGGGGTTTCCGGCGTTTCGTGCTGGCCTGGAGTGCCAGCACGTTGGGAGTTCCAAGCAGTCTCCGTCAGGCGTTGGAATGTGGCTTGATCCATACCGCTCTTCGTCGCCGCCACTGCCGCCGCTGCGAGGCAGCCGGTGATTACCTCTTTGTAGCTGTGACCGACGAGAAATGCATTCAGGCGTTGTGGAAAGCTATTGAAGTCCGCAACGCTCATGACCGCACCGCCGCGATCCGCGTCCCTTTGCGCCGAAACTCCTGATTGTTCATTGTTGACCTTCTTTCTTTTCGTGCTGGCCTGGAGTGCCAGCACGTTGGAAAGCTTTAACCTTCCAGCCGATGAATCCATCTGCCTTGGCCTGAATGCTTGTGGTTCCGTCATCCCAGCGAATCTGCACCGAGCAATAATCCACGTCTACAACGATTCCCTCGCAACGGGGAGAAAACCATTCAGTCTTATCTCCGATCTGCACATCGGCCATCGTCATGCCCGCACCGCTGCCGCGATCCGCGTCCCTTTGCGCCGAAACTCCAGTTCGGCGCGAAACGCATCATCGGCCTCAGCCAATAGTGACCGCAGTACACATTCGGCCTCGGCTATCAGTTTGGAGTAAATCGTTTCTTGCATGAATCGATTCTGTACCCTATCGGAAGTTCCAGCAATGCCCCTCAAGTACCATTTATCAGGGGAAAGTACCTTAGAAACGAGATTGGGCCTTGACCTTAGCGGGGAGGCGGGTATGATTGTTTGTATCGCCCAATGATCCATCTGCGGTTCGTTCCAATCGAGAAATGGCCCGGCCAGCCGACGCCTAAATGGAAACAGAAAGCGGGCTCGTTTCGGGCCAGCTACGGCAAAACGCTCGATCTGCTGGAATACGAGCTGGACAAATTGAAAGCCACTCATATTGTGGTCGAAGCCTTCTTCACCCGAAACCAAATTCGGAATGACGGTTGGCCGCTTAGTAAAGCGAACCCTTCCGGCCCTGGCATGATTTTGAGCTTCACCGGCAAATCTGGCGCTCTCTCGTTCCCGTGCGACACTTATAAAACATTTGATGACAATCTGCGAGCGATTGCCCTGGCGCTCGAAGCTCTGCGCGCGGTAGACCGCTACGGAGTGACGCAACACGCCGAGCAGTACAAGGGATGGGCCAAACTCCCGCCAGCTCCGCAATCGATGCGTGGTTCGGACGCACTCGCGTTCCTGGCACTTTATTCCGAGATTCAACCTAAGGACGCCGATACGCTCGATAAAGCATTCCGGTTGGCGGCGCGCAAGTTGCACCCGGACAATCCGCAGACGGGCAACCAAGGCCAGTTCGTCTTACTGCAACAGGCCAAAGAAGCCTGTCAGCAAGAATACGGATGGGTGTCATGAATCTTCGGAAGGCGCACGCGGAAGAGACGCAAGCACCGCTCGACATTCGAGAAAAGCCCCACAATCAAAAGGAGAACTAATGGCAAAAACGAAGAGCATCGATAACATCACTTTAAGTGCTGGCTCTCATCCAACCCGTTCAGACGGCGTCTGCTTCATGGAGGCTGTGGCCTGGATTGTGAAAGAGAAGCATTCGGATCATCCCGCCTGTGTCTGCCCCGTCTTCGGCGAATTCGCCCGCACGTGGAACGACCGATTGGGCAATGCGGACAGACAAAAGATGAAACCCTACTTGGTTATGTGCATTGGAACCTCCAATGATGGGTATGCCGAACGGCGGGCTTGGATGATTATCGATTGGTCGGTTCGGGGGGCTCTCGCAGTTTACTGCGAGGCGCGAAATCTGAAAGATTTAGCGCGTGATGCGAGG